GTCTATCGAACGACACCAGGAAAAGCTTCTTTTGAAGCAAGCAGAGCAAGGAAATGTTTTCTGGCTCTACGTTGAGTCCGCTTTCACACTGTACAAACAGTTGTCGTCAGCCACGGACTGGAACGGCATCTACCATGCCGTCACGGCCTTCTCGAGATCAGTGACCGGAAAACCTTTTTTCGTCACTGTTTTTGCAGTTATGGCACGTGTAAAGGAGCTTGTTCAGGACATTATGAACATGGCCAACCTCCAGGGCGACGCGGAAGAAGCAGAGAATCCCTTCACGCGTTTCCGCCACTGGCTCTCCTTGTGTGAGACAGTCGGCAAACACCCCGTGGTAGAGAAGATCAAGCAGATCTTTTACTACCTAATGTCATATTCGCTACTCGAGCGTTTTGGCATCACCTTCAATTCCTTTTGGTATACGAAGGCCGAGGCAGAGCTCATCAAGAGCCAACACACCAGTCAGACAGGCTTTTTTGCCGCCGTGATTGAGGGTACCAGTTTCATCCTGGAGCGTCTTTATGACTGCTACCGAACCGGAAGCTGGAACGCCATTATTCACTCAGGCCGTACATACGGCAAGTGGGTGGATGAGGTGTATGCCTTGAAAGAGGCAGCCCAAATGCTCCACAACCCCGAAGCGAACGGGATCTCGTACCACGAGTTTCTCGGACGCATCGAAGGATGTGTTGAGCAGGGCACAGCCATCGTCAAATTCGCCGATGGCCTTGACAAGGCCGAACAGACCTTGATCAAGCGACTTTTGTCAGACATGAAGTTGCTGAAGGCGCAGGAGTGCACCAAGAAAGCAGCTCGTCAGACACGTCAGTCCCCGTTTACAATCCTGTATTACGGAGGTTCTGGCATCGGAAAGTCAACCCTGCAGACTCTCGCCTTCCAACATTTTGCGAAGGTGCATGATTTGCCCTACTCGACCGAGTATCACTACACCAGGTCGTTTTCGGACGAGTACTGGTCTGGTTTTCAGACGTCGATGTGGTCCATTGTTTTGGATGATATTGCGTCGCGGAACCCGAACTCCGGTCAAGGTGATCCCAGCATGGAAGAAGTGCTGCAGATCATCAACCAAGTGCCATACACGCCTCCCCAGGCGGATCTGGCCGACAAGGGCAAAACTCCTCTGCGCCCACTTTTGGTGCAAGGCACCACCAACGTGAAGACGCTCAATGCGTCGTCGTACTATTGCAACCAACTTGCGATTTTGCGTCGATTTCCCATGGTGGTTACACCCATCGTGAAGGCAGAGTTTGCCAAACTCGTGAATGGCACCGTTCCTGACCCAGCAGACAGAATGCTGGATTCATCGCGAGTCCCAGCTTTGAACGCTGGTGAGTATCCCGACTATTGGGAATTCACCGTGGAACGAGTGGTGGCTCACACCGACCCTGTCACTCAGGCACAGTACGCCAAGTACCAAGATTACTTCCCTGGAGGTGAAAAGATCACGTCGATCTACACCTTCTTGGCAATGATCAGTGCCGAATCCATGAAGCACCGTGCCAATCAAGAACTCGTTGCGGCCTCTGAGGTCGCATATCGAACGGTTGATGTGTGCAAGAAGTGCTATCTCCCCACCGACAAGTGCACGTGCACTGTGGAGCTTCAGTCCGATGAGGTTTTGGGCTTACACCCATCCTCGTGGATTGTCTTCCTCATGGTGTTGTACCATCTTTGGTGTCGTTTTTGGCGCCAGTGGCTGCGTCCCAAGATACTCACAGAGTACTTCACATTCCGAGTGACAGTGGACCGCCAGGTGGAACAGTACATCGAGGACCGCGTGAAAAAGGCTGTTTTGAACACAGTCTGTGGTTCTAGCAATGTTGCTAATGTCGCGCAAGCGGCTGCGAAGAAAGCAGGGACGGTCCTGCACGACCTGGATGAAATCCGGGCCAGAGTGGCCCGCTCAGCGCTCACTATGGCTGAAAAGCTAAAGTGTGAACACGCGGAAGTCAAGCGTGTAATGGTCGCTGCGGGAGACCGCGTGCGTAAGCACGTTGTGCAGCACAAGGTGTTGTATGCTTTTCTCGCCTTCGTACCCACCGCCCTAGCAATGGGGTTTGCGTGGAAGATGTGGAATACCCCCTTCGCTCAAGCAAGTGCGGAGGAAGGAGTGCGTCCCACGGCGAAAGACGAGAAACCCAACCCTTGGTACCGTGACGACTACCAGCCATCCACATTTGATGTTGGTGCGCTCACGTCGTCGTGGAAAGCACTGAGCGTTGAGCAGGTGGCAAAGAAGGTTTACCGGAATTGTCTCTTTGCTCGCGCGAAGTATGATAGGGATGGACCCAAGGCGCGCTCCATGCGCATTTTCGGCCTTGGAGGCAACCTCTATGTGACGAACAACCACAACATTCCTGAACAGGATGTGACATTGGACATTGTCATGCAGAAGAAGGTTGCTGGCATCTCGACGAACTTCAGTTTCTTTCTAGGAGTTGATGATTCGTTCCGCATGCCCGAGCACGACCTGATGTTTTTCCGCATCGGATGTGCACCACCGCTCCCCAATCTGTTGGATTTGCTTCCCGGAGACTCCTTTCGCACTGTGTGCAATGGAGCTCTGTGTGGACGTGATGAAGATGGAGTAGATGAGACGCGTGCTTTGCAGGCGATTCGTTATGAGGAGCAGATGTATACTGCCGCGTTGAAGCAGTCTTTTGATGCGTGGTCCGCCCACGTGGATATTGACACGGTCAAAGGTCAGTGTGGTTCAGTTGTTCTCGGTTTCACTCCCAGTGGACCGATGATTCTGGGCCTACACCAGACAGGCGGCGTGGCACGCCGTACTTCATCTGTGAAGATGACGCGCGAACTGGCTGACAAAGCCATTGCACACTTCGATCAACCGTTGGTTCAAGCAGGTCAACCCGACCTCACCGACAAAAATGGTGTTCCGATCGTGTTGCAACCGCTACACCACAAGAGCGTGTTCCGCTACATGGAGAATGGTGTGGCACATGTCTACGGTTCGTTGCCTGGTTTCCGCGCGTCTCACCGCTCCAAGGTGAAGAAGACGATCATCGCTGATGCCTGTGTCAAGCGCGGCTACGAGATCAAAACCGCGGCTCCTGTCATGAAAGGATGGGCACCGTGGCGACATGCTGCGAAAGACGTTGTCGAGCAACAGTTTACTGTCAGACAGTCGATGTTGGACGCGTGCGTGGATTCCTTTGCGAAGGACATTCTCGACCGTCTGCCGTCAGACCAATTGGCGGAGATCCAAGTGCTGGACAATGCGACCACGTTGAACGGATACCCTGGGACGAAGTTTATCGACAAGATGAACCGACGTACCTCGATGGGATTTCCGTACCGTGAGAAGAAGCTGCACCATCTCGTGTACTGTGGCAAAGTTGACGTGTGGGACGACTACGTGGAGTTCCACGATCGTTTCTACGAAAGAGTCGACGGGATCACGGAGCTGTACGAGCGTGGAACGCGCTACATGCCAGTTTACACTGGTCACCTCAAAGACGAGGCGTTGAAACTCACGAAAGTGTTGGACAAGAAGACGCGCGTGTTTTCAGGTGGTCCGGCTGAGTGGTGTTTTGTGGTGCGTAAGCACTTGCTGTCGCTAGTGCGCGTCATGCAGAACAACAAGTACATCTTCGAGACGGCGCCCGGTACCAATGCCACTTCGGTGGAGTGGGACCAGATCTACCACTACTTGACGGAATTTGGTGAGGATCGCGTCATCGCAGGGGACTACTCAAAGTTCGACAAGAAGATGAGCGCCCAGTGGATTCTGGCCGCCTTCCGAGTGATCGACCGCATCCTGCGAGCTGCGGGGCGTCCGCTGAGAGAGCGAGTGATCGTGGCCACGATGGGCTATGATATCGCTTTCCCGCTCACTGATTTCAACGGAGATCTCGTGGAGTTCTGGGGATCAAACCCCTCGGGACATCCGCTGACGGTTATCATCAATGGTATCGTCAACTCGCTGTACTGTCGGTATGTGTGGGCAATGCAGGGCAATGATTTGTCCCTGTTCAAGACCTACGTCAACCTCATGACCTATGGCGATGACAACATCATGGGTGTGTCGCGGAAGATCACCAACTTCGACCACACAATTATGGTGCGCAACCTTGCTACGCTGGGTGTGACGTACACAATGGCTGACAAAGAAACGGAATCAGTTCCGTTCGTCAACATTCGTGACGTCTCTTTCCTGAAGCGAGGGTGGCGCATGGAACCGGAAGTGGGACATCATGTCGCACAATTGGAACACGCGTCGATTGAGAAGATGCTGACCATGCAACTCCCATCTGATGTGGTGTGCGCGGAACAGCATGGTGTCGACATCATGCACACAGCACTCGCGGAGTACTTCTTTTATGGCCGAGCCATCTTTGAAGAGAAACGCGAGATGTTCGGTGAGATCCTCATCGAAATGAACTTGCAGAACTTTCAGCAGAAGCCTTTCAAGACGTTCGACGAGATCCTAGAGGTCTATGTCGAGAACAGTCGTGAGGTGTATGCCGATGGTCGCTGCCCCAAGTGTCAGTAATCTGGCGCGTGGGCCTAACCTATAAGGTCCATTAAACCAAAATGTAGGCGTAAGTGAGTAGTTACCTAGCTGCCAGGCCCGACTAGCCGGTAGTGAAGGGACTCACGCGAGATCCGCACGGGCGCTCCCCGAAGCTGCTTTTTAGCAGTGAGCCGCTGATCCTCATAGTCCATAGCTCGTAGTGTAAATGGGAATAAAGCACTACAAAGAGAATCCATTTCCTGGAAACCTTTTTACCACATGCAGCAAAGAAGCACCGGTTGTTACGGAATGTCAACCAGTGTGGAGCACACAAAACGTTCCCTCATCGTCCAGCGACAGCATGTCGATGGATGAAGAGTTTCCCGCTACGCACCGCTACAACACTCTCCCCCTCCAGTCGGAGGAACGCAGTACTTCCTATGGGTGGAAGACTGAGAAGAGAGCTGCTGCAGAGCGGCGCCACCAACGGTATCTAGACAAGTTCAAGGTCCCGAGTTCGGTCAAACAGCACTTAGGCGACTTGCGCGTTCAGGCGAGCAAGCTACAGTCCGAGGAGCAGTCAGACACGAGCGAAACACAATCGGTCAAAGTCACAGCAGAGAATATTGTTTTCCGTGATGAAGCGCTTTCACAGCGTATCACAATGGGAGACATGTCCGCTGGTGACTACGACGCGGATGCTGACAACACCGCGGCGTTGGGTGACTTCCTCAGTCGACCAGTGCGTATCGCAACCATCAATTGGGCGGAAAGTACGTTCACGCAGCAGTCCATACTGCCGTGGCACCTCTACTTCAACACCACCCAGATCAAGAAGAAGCTCGATAACTACGGTAAGATCTCTTGTAGACTTCACCTCAAGTTTATCATCAACGCGTCCCCATTCTACTACGGTAGTTTGAGGGCGTGTTACTTCCCATTGGTCGATGCGAGAAGCACCTATGTCAATGCGGTTGACCAGGTCCCGTTTTCACAAGTACCTGGCGTGTATCTGGAACCTCAGAACATGTCCACTGCAGAGATGACGCTTCCGTTCCTTTGGCCGAGAAATTGGCTGGAGGCCACGTCGGCGAATGACTTCCAACAGATGGGCGTTTTGCAGTTTTTGCAGTACGCGAACCTGCGCTCCGCGAATGGAGTTGTAGGTACTGGCATCACTGTCGCAGTGTATGCCTGGGCTGAAGATGTCCGAATCATGGGTCCTACAACGGTACTCGCTCTTCAGTCGGATGAATACGACGACGAGAACGGAACAGTATCTGGACCTGCCACCGCAGTAGCACACGTGGCTGATAAACTGACCGAAGTTCCCTTAATTGGAGAATTTGCGTCAGCAACAGCTATCGGAGCACGAGCGGTGGCCGGCATCGCAAAATTGTTTGGGTATTCAAATCCCCCGATGATCGATGACGTAAAGCCATTTCAGCCCAAAACGTTTCATGCCTTCGCAAATGTGGAGACGCGGATGCCGATTGACAAATTGTCGATCGATCCGAAGAATGAGGTCACCATTTCCAGCAAGGTTGCTGGAGTGGATGAAGAAGACCCCCTCGCCTTCGCGAATCTTCTCACTCATGAGAGTTTCGTGATGGGCACGCTGTGGGCGAACTCACAACCAGTTGATACTCTCCTGTGGTCAGCATTGGTCAATCCTTCGTATAACTTCTCAGGAGGTGGATACGTAACGACGACCCCGATGGGCTACTTTGCACAGACATCGCGCTTTTGGCGCGGTAGTATCGTGTATAAGTTTCGCTTCATCAAGACGCAGTACCACAAGGGACGAGTGATCATCTCATGGGACCCCAACGGGGACATCTCGGCAACCTCTGACACAGAGACCACAACTTTCTCACGAATCGTTGACCTTTCGGTTGAGGATGAGGTGGAAGTGGTTATTCCGTACAGAGCGACAGCCCCATGGCTACAGCCAGCGTTCACAAATGCCAATATGAGTAACGGCGCTTCGCCGTCGTACACATACGGCTCGGATGTTCACAATGGCTGCATCACCATGCGAGTGCAGAATCTTCTGACGGGGCCTGCGGCGTCGCCGCAGATCGACGTGTTAGTGTACGCCAAAGCTGGCGATGACTTCATGTTGGCTGTACCCACAGAAATCACCACTGCGTGGACCCCCAAGGACCCGGCCGGAGTAATCCAGTCGGAGGAGGAATCGATTGCACAGAAACCCAGTGAAGTTGATCAGCAAGTTGCTACGATCACCACTGGCGAGATCTTGTGCTCAATGCGAACTCTTTTGCATCGTTCTTCTCTGGGGTACGTCCAGTACGCAGGGGCACCACAGGTAGGAGACGTGCCTGCGCTGTATCAAACAGCGAACTACGTCTATCGAGTTCCCTACGGAGTGGGGCGCAATACGAACGGTTTTGGCTACGCCACAGTCAGTGGGGCGGGAGTGTTTTACAATTTCTCGCCAAATCATCCCATCGACTGGGTGTTGAACTGTTTCGTGGGTTACCGAGGTAGCACCAACATCCATGTGAATACATCGGGTGTGGGCTCAAATGTGACCAATGTGTCACACCTCGCAATCCACCGGAACTACGCCAATCCCATTATCAATGCGACGGCGTTGGTTCGAAACGCAGAATTCACCGCAAATCTGTTCACCACGCCAAATCAGTTCGCACGCAATGCGATCCGCTATCCGTCAGGCTCGCGCACCATCTTCCCGACAGGGCAGACAGGTATGACGCTTACGAATGTGCAAGGACAACCAGCATGCTCGGCCAATGTGCCGCAGTATTCGCGTTACCGCTTCTTGCCAGCGTTTACCACTGTCCGGAACGTGGACCCAAAGACAGGGTCCCGTTTTAATGACGAAGTGGCAGTGACGTGCCAGTTCAACTCGAACACCACAATCGCAGCAAACAGTGATTGGCCTTCATTGGCCTACTACTACGCTGCGGGAGTCGACTTTCAACCAGTCTTCTTCCTGTGCACACCACGATTGTTCATCACAAACTTGCCTCCGGCACGTGATGTCTATCCGTAGTGTAGCACGAAACAAAAGACCCCCCTGTCTGATGGGTGGGGTGCTCATCCTGTGATCAGAGATATCTGTTGATATTCTCGCAAATCACACAAGCAAAGTCACGCCAAGGCGCCTGTAGAAAGGTTAGCCCTGGAGGGGCGCATCAACAAGACCAGACCAAGAAGTCTGGCTGAGACGCGCAAGTATCCCTTAAAGTGTACCTGGTGAGAGTTAAAACAATCAGGGCCAAGTTGAAGAACTATGTGCTGCTTTCCGCAGTTACGGAAGTTTCCCTAAATCGGCCCTGAAAGGGCCGGAAAGGGTTTTCTCTTCCGTCTCGTCTTGTACGAGTCAGAAATTTTTCCTCTTGGTACCTCTTTGAATGAAGTCGG